CTGCCTCCACTACAAATTTGCCCTTAAGCAACATAGTTTCAACACCATTCAATCGTCTTACCAAAGTATAAAAATAATTTGTTGGTTGTAACTGATCCATTGTTTCTGCGGTGATGCTTAATGTAGCAACACCGTTAGCAATAGTTATTGTTCCGTAACCGGACTCCGAACTGGGAAATGGCAATATACCTTCTACTACTGTATTATCTGAATGAATTTCAAAAAATGTATCGTAAGGTAGAACAGATTTTTTAACGTAAAAAGATAACACACCTTGTCCTAGATTTATTGCAGTGTCATCATTTTGTGTATATTCAAATTCTACACTATAGTCCACACCAAATTCTGCATGAAGATCGTATATGCCTGCATCCATTATTTCTTACCTTTTCCTATGTGATATTTTGGACAGAGTTCCCATTCATTTTTTTCTTTATGTGGAATAATTTTTATTTGATTAATTGGTGTAAGAATACTATTTACTTTATCCTTATCAACAACTGTAAGCAAATTCCACTCTTCCAGTAATTTAGCAATTGTATTTCTTCTTCCTAAATCAGTTTCATCCATATTTGAAGACAACCCATCTAGCAAGAATAACTCTTTAAAATGAACTATGTAATATTTGCCCCGTTTATGCAAAATATGACAAGATTGGTATAACTTTTTTTCTTTCTTAGAAGACACGCCAATTCTAGTCAATGTTTCTTTAATTTTTAAAAAAGACTCGGAATCTTTCAATTCCACTTCTAGCAATTCTATCAATTCAATACTTTTCTTTTCCATAATAACCATCCATATTAGTAAAAACTCTCCTAATATGTATAATTATTACTTTCTAGTCCCGCCAGTAAGGGTTTTAATGTATTGTATTTGTTCCTTCGTTAGTATTGGCAAAACCTCTAATGCTTTCTTTGTAGAAAATCCATAGTGCTGTTTTACCAAATCCAAGTCATTATTGTTATTCTTTTTATCCCATTTTGAAAATCTACGGCGTTTTCTAACTACCAACCTCAAATAATCATATTGTAATTTTTTGGGTAAAAAGTGTTTACAATTCATTTCATTTGCATGAAATAATGTGTCTGGAAAATAAGACAAAGATCGGTTTATGACAAAAGGAACATATTCTTTCTCCATAAACGGATCTTCTATCAAATTTTGTTTTGTGAAATTTATAGAATTAAGCCAATCGCTTAAGTTCATTTGAAATTACACTCCATCATTAATTGAACTATACAAGCGGTCATGTTGATTTCCTGATCCGCAACAAATGCAGACTTGTATTGATATTCTGAAATAATTAAAACCATAGACGGAATACTCTCTGGAGTCAGATGCTCGTTTAATCCGTCATAAATTTTACGAAATATCTGTGACTGATCATTATCAAGATTCGAAACAACCCACTTTCTAACCGCGGCAAAGTTCTTAGTCTTCATTGCCTCCGTTAATTCTTCAATATTGATATCACCAACTTCTTTCAAAATACCAACATCAATTCCACCAGATACAGAGTATCTTTGCAATTCGTTAATAAGTCTACGCAAGTCGGGGGAATGACGAACAATAAGTTTAACTAAAACTTTTTCGTCGTATTTTACTTTTTCATTATCAAGAATTTGCTTAATTCTGTTTAGTACAAAAGAACCAAGTTTCATCTTGTCTTTTGGAGTAAACTTAAAATCAATACAAGTGCATCTGGAATGTAAAGGTTCGATTACTCGATTTTTAAAATTGCAAGTAAGAACAAATCTACAATTGTCTGCAAATTCTTCAATAAATCCTCGCAAAGCAGGCTGTGTTGATTGAGGATTTGAATAATCAAACTCGTCTAGGATAACTGCTTTTTTGTTACCAGATAGAGAAACCGTACTGGCAAAATTACGAATCTTAGTACGGAGAGTATCAATATTACCGTCTTCTGAACAGTTAATAATAATCCACTCCATGTCCAGCTCATTGCACAGTGCTTTGGCAACTGTTGTTTTGCCACAACCCGGTCCACCAGAAAGGAGAAGGTTCTGGAGTTCTCCAGAACCAACCATTTCCTTAAAAGTTTTCTTTAAACTATCGGGAAGAACACAATCATCAATTTTTTGTGGACGATACTTTTCAACCCAAAGGAAAGTGTCATTTATTTGCATAAATTATCCATTGTACTTCGAATCTGGTTCGAGAGCAATCCAATATGAAAGATTCAAATTTGTATGAGTAAACTTACTAACAATCTTCTCAGTGATTTCTACATTATAATCACCATTAATTAGTTTTAGGTTTTCTACTTTGAAGTAGAACTCAAAATCAACATCAGTTTCACCGACATCAACTGAATAACTGTTTGAAGTTGCGTCGTTCTTATCTAGAGCAACTAATTCAATTCTACCATCATTAGAGCGAACTGCAATGTCTGGAAGTTGTAGAACGGATGCGGCTTTTTGAAGTTCTGTGAAGTTCTTTTGAGTCAACTTAAAACTAACAACAGAAGATGGCATTTGAATCTTCTTGGTTGGTGTAGTCAACAGTTTTGGTTCGCAGTAAAAATACTTGACAGAAGAACCATTTGAGCCAGAAATAGTTACATACTTATCATGAAATTCAAACTCAGGATCTTCAAAAAGACTAATAGTACCAAGAAACTTATTAAGATCCCACACACCAAATTGTACATCAAAAGTTTCTTCTACGGTTGCTTCAGCAAGAACATTCTTGACTGGTGAAATTGTAGTAATATTACTACCCGGATTTACTAAAATATTTGAATTAATAGAAGCAAAGTTCTTTAAAATTTCCAAAGTTTTCTTAGACAGTTTGATTGTTGTTGCTGTGCTCATTATTTACCTCTTCTGTTGTTTCGTAATTTTCACCCGACGACATTTCTTTAATATATTCAACACTTGTCATATTTTCAATGATAACTTTTCTAGGATTTCTTACCTCTTCAGCATCTTCGATTGATGGTCTATAAGGTTGGAAACCAGGCATAGTTAAAGGACACCACACCTTTGGGTAATCTAGTTTACCATAATTTTCTTTACCATCAACTGTTATATCTGTCAATTGTGTTGCAGTTTTGTCTCCACAACCACAAGCATTACAAAAAAAAGAACCATCATGTTTTGCACTCGGTTTTCTCTGAGAACATGGTCGCAAATCACCACCATCACCATGACAACTTAACATTCTTAATTCTTTTGTTTTTGGACTTACCTTTTTATTATTAAGTCCTCTGGATGCAACAGACTTTGCTAAAGATTTTGCTTTTTGAAGAATATTTTTTTGTTCTATTGTTTTTGTTTCATTATTAATTTCTTCACTCATAGTAAATACTCCACTCAAAAATCTTGAATGTCATTCATTAAATTCTTTAATCCCTTATCCACGAAGTAATTAAAAATCTTACTCCGATCCGCACTAACAGGTTTGTTGTATTCCGCTAAAATTGCCTGTTCGTACTCATTAGGTATATATGATAGATCTACTAACATTTGATTACGATTCCAATTAGATTCATATTCATCTGGAATTTTACCATTAGAAGACCATGTGTCAAGTTTTTTTGCTGAAAGCGGCTTTTGACGCTTACCATCTACAGCAAATACATCATCCTCTGAAAGAACATTTGGAATTCCATCACCAGAATCTCCCCGAACAATATGTTCAAAAAGAAACTTATCTGGTGCATCACAAGTAATAAATCCCTTTTGATTAGGACTGTATTGAGTAATATTTGGATACCGCATTAATTGTTTAAAATCTTTGTCGCCAGAAACAATTAAAATCTTTTCTGTGCTATGATAGTGCTTGCAGAGAGTGGCAATAATGTCATCTGCTTCACACCGCTCAATACGCATGGTTTTATATGGCATATTTTCAGCAACTTCATTTCGAATCATTGTTAGTGTTTCAAAAATTTGCTTCCAATATACTTCATCTTTGGCTTGTGCCTTTTTGCGATTATATTTGTAATAAGGAAAGATTTCTTTGCGCCAATAGTTACCGGCGTCCTGGCAAATAACTAGTTCGCCATATTCTTCGTGGAACCTATTGCGGTAATAACGATAGGTGTTTAGAGTAATATGACGAATCATTTCTTCGTTTACTTCCTCTGGACCCTTGTATTGGGAAAAAATAGACGAAAGAATGATTTGTGTGTTGTCGATAAGGATCATTTGATTACCTGTATGATTACGGTATTTTCGTTAAATCTACCGTTTGGTTTCGTTTCTTTAGTCTTAACTGTTTCCCATCCATTATTAATGGCTCTTACACCACCAATCATACGGGGAAGAACACTCTTTGGATCACGAAGTTTCTTTGTTTTAGATGCGGCTTCGTCATAGCCCAATAAAGTGGTTCCTTTGATTGTAAAACCGTCAACCAAAGGAGATGATTCGTACATGGTAAGTGTACGATATTTTGAGTTAAATGCAACCAATTTCTTTGCACCAATTATTTCTTTTGGATCAACTGATGTAATGCCAAACTCGGTACATTCTTTTTGATA